TGGAAGTTCAACATATATAAATTCAACAGGCGATACTAGCGCTGCAATACATAATTCAGGGATATTAATGGTAACAGATGGTACGATTCTTGGAAATCTTTATGGTCTTGTTAGCTTTTCCTGGAATGGGAAAAACGCCTTTAGCAAGAAAAGATCCACGATACCTGGATCTAGATTTCGGCTTCTTCCGTACAGCACTTGATGTGCCTAAAGAAGATGAGGCTATTCTGTATAAGCCTTTTGCGAACTTAGCAAAAATGTATGCAGATCAGGGTTACATTGTGCTGACCAATGAACCGGGACTACTGAAGTTCATTAAAGTATCATCAGTATTCCTACCTAAAGACAGCAAGTACAGCGCCCGCAAATTAGGAGTTGATAAAGCAACTGCTGACGAGTGGATAGCAGGTTGGGAAGCTGCTGCGAAGCAGAACAATGTCAAAGTTACTTTCTTGTCCACTGGCTTGGATCATTACTTAGGTAACCGCGGTAAACTATTTACTAGTACGCACAAGAAGGGAGGAAAGTCATCATGAGCCATCCCGAGCTACATTCTAAAGTACCAGACGCACTGGCACAAGTGATCGCAGCAAACAATGGAATGACGATGTACCTCAATGGGTTGGAAATTGGTCACGATTTTACACCTAGGTCTAGTCTGTATAATCTCAAGGGTAAAACCAAGATTTGGACACCAGATAGGATCCTCAATAACTGGAGGCCGGTGTTAATGAAGTTGAGACATGGTGACAAGTACGAACAGGCAGTGCTCCAGTTCGATCTTGAGCAGCTCAAGAAATGGGGCCCACAGGGTGGAGTCGCTCCGGTAAAAGAACTACTTGAGGACGTTGTGTATCCGACCTTCCTCCAGGGAGAACGTCCAATAGCATTTACAACGGAGAATTGGCAGAAAGCGCAAGCGATCGTGGCTGATAAAATGCATTCGCTGGGATGCAAGAATCTTCGCCCTGTCGGCTTAAGACGCGTAGTTGATGACATGCGCGTGAGAGACACACTCGAATCTAACTCTGGGTTTCCGGATTTCACCCGAAGGAATAGACCAGAGGTCATCGAAATCAGTATTAAAGATGCTGAAAGCGGGAAATGGAAAACGTATCCTGCCATTTTATTGTTCAGAAACTATAACGGCAAAACTCGTATGGTTTGGATGTTCCCTATGAGTGCAAATCTTGTGGAAGGATCTTTCTTCCAGCCTCTGCAATCTGTGTTAATGAATTCTCCAGAAGCAGAGAGGTTTCTGAGCCCATGGCGTGGTTTCGAGCAAGTGAGAAGATACGTCACAGAGGTGTACGCTCAAGGAAAATTCATCGCTGCCTCTGACTTCTCATCCACCGACGCACACTTCCAGCTGTGGACAAGCGAAGAAGTCTTGAAAGTACTCGAGACATGCTTCCAACCTCCGTTCCGAAGTTTGCTACGTGAATCGATCCACTACATGCACACAATACCCCTTCTCATCGGGAAGAATGAGATGCTTGTGGGTGACCATGGTGTTAGTTCAGGCTCCAACTGGACTAATTTCATCGAAACGATCTTTGACTGGATCTTTGCTACATATGTTGAGCTTGAGCTCGGCACTTACAGAGGAATGTATGCAATAGGTGATGATATGTCCTGGTGTGGGGACAGGTTTGACAAGCAGTTCGCCGAACAATTAGAGAAATTAGGCGAATCCGTTGGACAACAGATTAAAGCGGAGAAGACAACGAATTTCCCTGACAAGGTTAAGTCGTTGCAAAGACTGTTCCAACGGGATTACGTTCGTCCAGACGGGCAAATCCGCGCAGTATATTCGACAATCCGCGCACTCAAGTCGTTGGTTTACCCTGAACGGTTTCACAAACCGGAGCTCTGGTCAAAGGACATGGAGGCTATCCGAGCGTTCATGATTCTCGAGAACTGTGTTGACCACCCTTTATTTGAATCTTTCTGTCGTTTTGTGAGCGATGGCGATCCTAATCTAAGAGTGTTCTCTCATTTGAAGAGAGCCAAGCAGGAAGATTTATTCCGGAAGTCAAAACTCATTCCGGGCTTGAACCCTACGTATAATCAGGAGAAAAGGGACTCAAGCATTGCTGATCTCAACAGTGTGAAATTCATTGCATCTCTTTAAGAGATGGAACTCAGCA